TATCAGTCGACGAAGGAGGACGGAAGTCCCGTGCTCTGGTTCAGTTCTCGAAAAACTCTGAACTCGCTCGATCGATATTTGACGACGTGAAAGATGGCATTCGAGCAAATATCTCCGTCGGCTATGCGGTCAACCGCATGGAGATGACGGATGAAAAAATCGATGGACGTTCGGTTTACAGGGCTATGAGTTGGGAACCCAGAGAAATTTCAGTAGTGGCAATTGGCGCAGATGATTCGGTGGGAATAGGACGTTCTAGTTCTCAAGACCTTCAGACAAGAAAGGAATCATCAATGACTGAAGAAACCAAAGTCGAAGTTCAATCAGAACTTCCTCAAAAGAGTGAAAGCGAGATCCGGAATGAGATCATTGCAAATCATGATAAGATCAGAAAAGCAGGAGAGGACTGCAAGAAGCAGGAATTTGCTGAAAGATGCATCCGTCAGGGGATGACTTACACTCAGTTCACCAATGCTTTAGTCGAAGAGCTCCGAACTGCTCCCGTCGAAACATCGACACCGGAAGCAATCGGAATGAACGACAAAGAGGTCCGATCCTATTCCATGTTCAAGGCGATCCGTGCTCAAGAGTCCGGAGACTGGACTGGTGCAGAGATGGAGAGAGAAGTCTCCCGTCAGATCGAAAGGAACTCAGGCAAGACTCCTCGAGGGATCTTCGTTCCAGATTGCGGATGGTCTCCACAAGTGAATAAGCGATCTCCCTATTATGAGAAAGCTCTTTCCGAAAGAACGATCCAGGTCGATACGACTTCAGGAGGAACGGGTTTCGGTTCCTACACCGTCGAAACGAATCTGCTGGTCGATCGCTTCATTGATGCTTTGATCAGTCAATCGATCCTCGGAACCGTCGGAGCTACGACTCTGAGCGGTCTCGTCGGTGACGTGGACATTCCTCGCTTCGATGCAAATGCTTCCGTCTCATTCATCACGGAGACCGGATCGGTCGGGAACAATGAGCCTGATTTCGGACGAGTGCAGATGACTCCGAAACAGATGGCAAATAAAATTGCTATCTCCCGAACTGCAATGATGCAGGGACTCAATGGGAATATGGAGCAAGTTCTCCGGAATCACATGGTCCGTCTCTTTGCTGCCAAGGTAGACAACGCAGCTCTGGACGGAACTGGAAGTTCTGGTGAACCCACAGGCATTCTGAACACTTCCGGAATCGGTGACGTTTCAACCGGAGGAACTTCAGGAAATGCGAATCTGACCTATGGAAACGTGGTCGATATCGTGACCGAAGTGAGTCAGGACAATGCTCTGATCGGAAACCTTCATTGGGTGACTCATCCTGCCGTCGTCGGGAAACTGATGCAGACTCTTGTCGCATCTTCCACCGACTCCAGAATGATCCAGATGGATACCGATCAACTCCTGAACTACAACCTCGTGCAGACCACGCAAATGCCGTCGAGCAGTCCTTATGCTCTGCTGTTCGGTAACTTTGCGGATCTTTACGTTGGTTTCTTCGGAGAGCTCGATGTTCTGGTCGATCCTTATTCCAGTGCAGGAAATGCGACTCTGAACCTCTTCTTCTATCAGTTTATGGATGTTGGAGTGGCTCATGCTCAGTCGTTCGCAGCAGCTCAAGACGTAACCGTCTAAAAATGTTGCAATTAGATGAGCTTGAAAAAGCTTATCAAGGCAAGTCAGCGGTCCTCGTTTGTGGAGGACCGTCTTCACCATCAGACCTGAGACGGACTCCCTGGTTCGAGTCTGCTCTCTGGTCGGTGAATATAAACGGAATTTTATTACCGGATATTAGTTTTATTTATTATTACGACGCTCATGTCGGCAGAGTGCCAGAAGTCCGGAGTCATCCAGCAAGAAGAATTAGTCATCAGAGAGATGAACTCCTCGATTCAGACATATTCGCAGGAATATGCCCTGACTATGGATTTTCTGGAGCTCATGCGCTTTGGATCTCAGCTTTCATGGGATTCTCTCCCGTGTACCTTGTCGGAGCTGATTGCTACGGGAATTTCAAAACCGATTACTGGTGGCAATATCCAGAAGCACAAACAGAAGAACGGATGAGACACGGAAAAAACGACCATGCAGATCATTGGATTCCAATCGCTGAAGCAGTCAAAAATAAGACCGAGGTCGTTTGTTTTAATGATCCGCTGAAGGAGATATTCAAATGAAAATAGAAATCATCAGAGGGACGGTTTGCGGAGGAAAATCCGTGAAGAAAGGTCTGGTCGTTTCCTGCTCTCCGGAGGAAGGAAGACTCTTGATCCGAATGGGGAAAGCTCTTCCCTACGAAGCAAAGGGACCAGCAGAAGATCCTCCTGAGATACGGACTCAGAATCGATCTCAAGGACTGAAGAAATCAACGACCAAGAAGACCGTGAAACGTGGCGATTGAAGACGATTCTTTGAGGCTTGATCTCCTCCAAGACTTCGGGTCGTCGGCAACCTATACCGACACGTCGGCAGGTTCGTCGTCATCGATCACGGTCATCTTAACTCGGGAATATATTGGAGTCGATCCGGATGCAGCAGTCCAGGTCGAGAGCTCTGAACCAGTAGCGATTATGCGGACGAGCGACGTTTCAGCAATCGCTCAAGGAGACACTCTTTTGATTGGCTCAGATACTTTCACCGTGACCTCAGTCGAGCCTGACAATGAAGGAATGACAACGGCACGTCTCCGATTATGATTTCAATCATCACGACGTTTTTTGATGGGAAAAAGGCAAAGAATCCTCCTCCAGCATACTCCAGAAAATATTACTCGGAGGAGTGGGTCGAAAAATTATACCGAGGATTTAAACGGAATACTTCAGATGACTTCCGGTTTATCTGTCTTTGCGATCAGGAGTATCAATTTAATGAACCTATCGAGTCGCTTCGCTTCTTGGACCCATCAAGCGGATGGACCGGAATCCTTGACTCTCTCCGACCCGAATGTGGAGGAGACAGATTCGTCGTCGGATTGGACACCGTCATCACCGGAAACCTGGATGAGATCTTATCCTTTGAAGGTGAATGTGCGCTCCATTCTGACCCATACAATCCGAGTCAATTGAACAATGGGGTCGCTTTTTTCAGCGAGGAAGTAGCAGAGGAACTCTGGAACGAATGGACAACTCGCAAAATTTACTGGACCGATCAGATCAGATATCTGGGGAATTGTCCCTCGGAGATGATGTTCCTGAGAAAAACCATGAACGGCAGAGCAGAGAGACTGGACGAGCTTCATCCTGGAAAGATCCTTTCCTGGAAAGCGGAGATCGAACCGAACGGAATCGATCCGGAATCATGCTCAATCGTCTATTTTCATGGGAGACCGAAACAACGAGATTTAAAAGACCAGGAATGGATTCAGCGAAATTGGGTTTAATTCATCCGACCGCAATCATCGGACCTGAAGTCCAGATCGGATTCAATGTCGAGGTCGGTCCTTACACCGTGATCACCGGAACGACGATCATCGGAGATAACACGAAGATTGAAAACCATGTCTCGATTGGAACTCCTCCGGAGCAGAAAGGATTCTTCCACAAGCTCGGAAGGACCGCCATCGGAAGGAACTGCATTATCCGAGAATTCGTCACGATCAATTCAGGAACCACAGACCAGACGACTCTCGGAGACGACTGCATCATCTTAAGAGGATCTCATATCGGTCATGATTCGGTTCTCGGCAAAAAGGTTCAGCTCTCCTGCGACGTTCAACTGGCAGGAAGAAGTCGGATCGACGAAGGAGCAACCCTCGGCATGGGAGCACTTCAGCATCAATGGACACGGGTCGGAGCTTATTCAATGGTCGGAATGGGAGCAGTCATCACCAAGAAAGAACCGATTCTTCCAGGCTGGATTTATGTCGGAAACCCTGCTCGAAAGTTAAAGAAGAATCTGGTCGGACTTCAAAGAAACGATATCTCGGAGGAGATGCTCCGAAAATTTGAGGATGATTACCAAAGATGAGCCATCTCCGTCAGCAGATCAGAGAGAGAGCAGCAACGACTCTGACCGGATTATCGACGACAGGATCGAACGTCTTCCAGAGTCGGACCTATCCGCTTGAGAGAGCATCTCTTCCAGGGATCTGTCTCTATACGAACGAGGAGACGAGCGAAATCCAGTCTCAGGGGAATCCGAGGAACGTCCAGAAAATTCTCAGCCTATCGATTCAGGGATTCGCATCGAGCTCGACGGGAGTGGACGACACGCTGGACACGATCTCCAAGGAGGTCGAGATCGCAATGCAGGGAGATATTCGTTTAAACAACCTTGCTCAAGATTCATACCTTTCCGAGACCAGCATCTCCATCTCCGGAGAGGGAGAAAAAGAGATCGGATCGGTGACTCTTATCTATACCGTTATCTATCAACATGCTGAAAACAATCCAGGAGCAGCATTATGAAAGTGAAATTTTTAAGAAACTCGACGGTCGCTGACAGGCTTTACGAAGCAG